TAACAATGGTCGTTTCGGTCTTGCCGTTGACTATATTTTCGGAAGCAAAGGCACATTCTGTAACTATGCCTTTTGAGATTGTTAGCGGGAATATTCCACTAGGCTCAACATAGATCAATTCTATCGTGCCACCCTTCAGCGAAGAATCGTCAAATAAATCAGCTCCAACCACTCTCACATAAGCGCCTACAGTCCCCTGCGCAGACATAAGCTCTAATTGTCTACGAATTGCCTTTGAAAACTTGTCTTTTGATAGCTGTTGCTCAACAAACTTGTTCGAGCTTTCCGAGTTTGTAACAATGTCTACCACCTCGCAAAGGTTTGCATCGTCCTCGCACGCTCTCTTAGCAAAGCCTGTACGCTCCATTTCGTATCTTACGTTATTCACTGTCACCCTGTTGTGAAAATTGTCTATTAGATCATTAGAGTACCAGGAATCACAGAGCTCCATTATCGCGAGAGCCTTCTCGTTCACGTCATATCCCTGTTTATTCAAATATTCTTTAACGTGTGCCATTTATCCCTCCATTGGATGAAAATAGTCAATAAACTGACTATCGACGTCTGTTGAAAAGTCGTCGAGTAGTTTTTCTTCTTTTTTGCTCTTGCTGTCATACACCATTTCGGATATAGAATCAGCTATCGGCTCGCAGAAGTCCGAAACCCACAGCAACCGATTGGTATTAATCACTGCGTTGTAAGCAAGGACCCTGTCAGAGAATTCCGTTTTGCGACATCCAGCAACCTTGACCCCTAGACCGTTTCGTGCAGAATATATTGCCAGTCCATTCAGTATTAGCTGTTCGGCGTTGTCGACGAACGCAGCCACAATCGGAATGCCTGGATAAAGCGCTCTGACCTCGTTTACATATGCCTTAAACGTCGCATAAATCCTGTTAGGGTCGACGGTCCCTTTGCTGTGCTTAATTCGTTTGTAGTACAGTCTAATCTGCTTATTAAAGCCTTTAGTAAATCCTGTAGCGACAAACGGCGTGTGTGAATTTGTACCGCCAATATCTATGCCGATGTAAATCTGCACGATGCTGTGCACGTTCTTGCGATTACCATTTTCATCAACAGGCATTAGCTTGTCGTAGCTTATTGCGTAAGCTTGAGCCCTGTCTGCAAACTGAGGATGTACAAGTCCCTCAGCTGCAACCCATAGCCCTTGAATGAATCGCTTAAAAAAGACGCCCACGAATTGGCGCCTATATCTTTCCTTTATCGCATCCGATAGCGACAGATTGTCGTCCATCGTAAAATGCAAATAGATTAAATTCTTTTCTGCAGCCTGGTCAATCCAGTTTACTTTGAACCAGTGCTTAGGCTTATCTGGATTGCAGTTAAACCACCACTTCGAACCTTCGACTGAGCATCGTGCTGTTGCCTGATTGACAAAAGACTCTGGCATTAGTGCGACTTCGTCAAAGAAACAGCCAGCTAGCGTGATACCTTGCACAAGGTCTTGAGATCTCTCGTCCTTACCTCCGAAGATGTAATAATAATTTGTGACGGCGCCCCTGGTGATCTCTAACAGGTTGTCAGCTCTCCTGTCTTTAAACTTGTATCCTCTAGCCAAGAGCATTAGTTTGAGTGGCTTTAAAACATTTCGTCTAAAAGCTCCGATAGTCTTTCCAGCCATGCCAAAGTTCTCGCCGTTAAAGTCCTCCATCGACCACATTACAAAAGACAATGCCATCGATACCGTCTTGCCTGATCTAATCGCACCATCTGCGATGATACCGTTCATCTCATGCACTTGTGATTCTGGAAGCCACCAGGTTAAAATCTTTTTCTGCTTTCGGCTAAACGGCTTAAACTTAAAAGCTTGTGCTAATCTTCCCATATGTCAATCGCCTCGCTTCTAAGAGCATCAATAAATCCGTCGTCCTCAATTTCATGCGCGTCTTCACCTTTTGCTTTTGCAGTCTGCGCTTTGATGTGCTCGGTTCTAGCTTCTTGCTCCTTGTTGTCTGCGTCAGTGTTAAATGACTGCCCTGCATATTGCGCGACAAAATAAGCTGCCTTTACATTTCCAGATAGAGCCTTTTTGATTTGAGCCATCAGCATCGCACTTTCAAGCGTTGTATCAACTCCAAGCTCATCTAGTAACGGCTTCCATTCCGGCGAATCTATCTCAGCCGTAAGCAGCATATTTAGTGTCTTATTAAAGTTTGCTTTACGACGTCTCGCAACACCGCTTGCCTTTCCTGCAATCTTTGCCAGTTCTCGGCGTTCGTGCGGCGTTCGTTTTTGATTTGCATCTCTGATATTATCATATCCTGCCACACCACCACCTCTCTTTTCGTCTGTTTTGCAGCAACACAAAAGACGCCATATATAGGCGCCTTCTGCGAGTTGTTATATGAAAAATAATTTGAGGAAGCCACAATTCCCTTTTCGCTAAATACAATATATCACAGTTTTTTGTCCCATTTGTCCCAACTTACATCCTCAGCAAATTTTTTTAGTTTTCGCTGGATATTAGACTTGCTTATAAACGCTTGTTCCTCAATTTCTCTGTAACTCAGTTCCTCAACATAATACATCCGAAGTATCGTCCTCATGTCTGGGTCACCTATAGCTTCTATCTCTTTTTCTATAGCCTCAATTAGCTTGCTAATTTCGTCTAGCTTGCGTTTTAATCGCCTCTCCCTACTCGATATACCTTTCCAGTCAAAATCGACTCCTACAAGCGATTTTGGAACTCCTCGACCTGTCTTGTAGTCCTTGTAGTAGTCTGTGACTATTTCCGGCTTAGCATGGTCGATAGAGTATTTAAGCCCCTCTGCTTCTCGTCTTAGTGCTTTAAGCTGCTTAATCTGTTCGTAGTCTATCATGGCTATCACCTCGCTCCGTTCTTCCTTCCTCGATTCGCTTTATCTGCCTATCGACCTTAAAAAACTTTGCATGCTCTACTCGCTCATTAATCCCTAGCAAATATTTGACTTGAGCTAGCATGATCTCTACGTCAGCAACTTCCTCAATCAGATTAGCAAGGAATCCGCTCTCGTGCTCATATCTCTCGAATTTGTTAAGAGCTTGTATGAGCTCAGCCAATTCTTCTATCAGCATATCCTTTTGCCCCATGTATCCATAGTGATCTGCAATATATTTCAGTGCTTTCGTTCTATTACCCATTGCCTGCTCCTATCTGTATGGCGAACTTTCTGGCCATAAAACTTCTATGCCGTTCTTGAGTGCGTATAAATGCTCCGTACAAGCACCTCTCGAGTGCACCCAATTGTCCAGCATGTAAATGTGTGTAGCCTTATCTAAAAGTCTTAAGCATATCGCCATGTAGTCCTCCCAATCGCAGACCTCTGGCAATACTATTTCAGCTGGGTTAATAATCTCTGCCCCAGGGTACTCGTCAAAGAGTTTTATTTTCGCCTCGTTAAAAGTCTTCTCATAGTCATCATAGTCGGTAATCCTACCGCTGATGTATATTGTCATTTTTTGCATTGTTTTTCCTCGCCTTTCTTTGCTTCAGTCATTTTTGATATTAACTTTGCTATATTAATTCCAACCTTAGTCAATTCAGCATTTTTGTATATAAGTCCATTCTGATTTAGCCTTGCCAGCGTGCCTCTCGACACTGCTCGCAAATTGCTTGGATCAAAGTTTCTCGTATCTCCATCAAGAAATATTACCACGTGATTCTTAGGGATTGGACCATGACTCGCTTCGTAGACCAGCCTGTGCTTTTGCACCCAATTAACTGACTTCTTTGCATTTTGTATGTCATTAACCTTAACCCACACATATCCATCTAAGTTTTTTTCTGTTCCAATCGGATCAGTGTTCTGAGGCATTCTCCCTGGCTTAAACATTGTTGGTTTTAATCTTTTGTATACGTCCGCAGGCATTTTTTTGCCTTTGTTTGGAGGAATAATACCTTTTCCAAATTGGCCAGTCCTTCCAGTATTTAATTTGTGATTCCCGATATAGCTTTTAGGGAAACTTTTAGGCGTCTTGCGTCCGAACCTTGCTTCAAAGGCATCTTTAATCTCTTTGTAAGAATGCCCTGGGACAAACTCTCGCATAAAAGCATGCTCTTCTTCCGTGTACTTAGTCATGAGAATTACCTACGAGCATCTTAGGGACTTTCAAATCTGCGTTCATGTGGTCGTCCATGAATTTTGTCGCCTGCAAAGTCACATTTGCATTTTCTATGATATTCTTTGCGATTGTACTGATTCCTGATGCCCTTTGTAGTTCCTCAGCAAGAGCCTCTCCCTTTAGTTCTTCGTCGCCCAATCTTTCAATCTCAGCGAAAAGATGATTATTTAAATCTAATAGTGTGTTTTTCATTTCTGCTCCTTCAAAATCTCGTTACTTCTCTTGATTTTCTTGTCACACCATATACAGAGATTTACTTCTTTGTTGCCTATAACTGCACTGTACTTGCCGTATTCGTTGATTCGTTTTCCACATAGTTCGCACTTCATTTGCTACCTCCCATATTTAATCATGTCGTCTACTAGCTGCCTTATATCGTGGCCAGTCATGTCTTTCGTGCCGTCTATCATCTGATTGACCGTGCACCTCTGGTCCCATACTTCACCAAGCAAGCTCATGTACGCCTCCAGGAAGTATCCAATGCGTTTCTCTCTCCATCCGTAGACAGTCCATAAAACTCGCACCATGATTGATATGTGCAGCAGATTTTGTAGTTTTATGATTTCAAAACGAGGGACCTGCTCTATTGGTCTTTTTTTGCTTTTGCTTTTCTTAGTTCGTATCATTGTCCAGCTCCTCAACTCTTATCCATATGCCCGGTATCACTGCCCAAAACTTTTCGCAGATCAGACTTGCTACCTGCGCATCATCTTTCCAAAAGCCCAGGTCAGTCATGCAGTCTTGTAAAAGCTTGTTTGAGTTATCCACATCAGGCCTAGTTATTTTCCACTCGCCGTTTTTGTGCTTGCCCTTAATTGGGAAACACCATTTCACTACGAGCCTTACCGGACCTACTGCTTTTCTATTGGGTCTAAATTTTGCCAGGTGAGCTTTTAGTTTTTGCCTTACTGCTTTTAGTTCCTCATCTTCGTAAAATCTAATTTTTCTATCTGAGCAAATTGTCGCTCGTTTTTCCTGATGTGTTTTTGTTGGCGGAATCATCGCCATAAAAAATTCAATCATTTTACCTCCTCTCGCGCGGTGCATGTATGACCACTCCTATGTGTGGGCGGGGCGTAAGCATAGCGCCCCACCACATAGGGGTGTGTACATGCTTGCATGTGTAGTGTGTGTAACATACTACTTTAGTAGTAGGTGCACCCACATGTAGCAAACTAGAATTTTATGGTGTGCTACACACGTGTGTGCGTACCTATGCTACACCCTAGTGCGCTACACCCATGTAGCAGACTAGAATTTTATGGTGTGCTACACCCCTATTCGTGTCTTCTAATGTAACGTTGTCCATCTGCTCCAGTGTATGCTTCATAACGTTCCTTATACTCTTTACGTGACCTTTTTCCATCGCCTAACCATAGTCCGATTTGTTTATGTGAAGTCAATTCTAAAGCATCTGCTAGGTCTGATAGCAGCACTTCGCCATCCATTTCGAGATTGGTAAATGCAATTTCAAATTCATTTAGCTGCTCTTCCTTTTGCTCTTTAGCATTCTTCTTGCGATTCTCTACTGCCTTTTTCCACATTGGCTGAGCCGATTCTGTCTCTATGTCAGTGAGAATGCCAGCCTCGTCAACCTCGTGCTTTGGATATCTGAACCACATGTTTACCGGCTTAAACTTAGCAAATTCTCTAAGCGTTCCGCTCACTCTCCAAGCGCTAAGCGTTCGGATTTCGTCTTCAACTTTGTTACATTCATTAGAACACTTGAGAAGTGCACTTTGCGTTAATGCTCTGTTTGCATGGCTTGTAATCTGAGGTAAACTCAAGGTGTCGTCTAATCCAACATTCTCGTCATAATAACCTGGATTATTTGAGCGAATAGCCTCGTCAAATACCTTGCACTTAGCCTGGTTGAGCTGCATTGAATATACGTCTTCTGTAAGCTCTAGCTCTATAAGGTCTATAAGTGCGTCAGGGTCTCTTGCGAATACTCCGCTGCCTGATGCTCTGTCTAGGCTCTTTTTATTGCCCTGGGCGCCTTTTGAGTGATGGTGGCAGTAGATTACACTTGAGCCTAGTTCAGTCGCCACCTTGTCAAATTGGTTCGTAAAATGAGCCATCTGATCTGCGCTGTTTTCGTCGCCTGTAAGAACTTTATATATAGGGTCAATGATAACTGCTATATAACCCTTTTTAAGCGCTCTACGAATCAATTTAGGCGCCAGCTTGTCCATTGGTACTGTCTTGCCTCTTAGATTCCAGATGTCGATATTGCCAATGTTCTGAGGCTTGATTCCAACGGCGTTGTAAACGTCCTTGAATCGGTGCAAGCAAGATGCTCGATCTAGCTCAAGATTTACATATAAAACTCTGCCCTGGCTGCACTGCCAGTTTAGCCATTTAGTCCCTTCAGCTATTGCAATGCACATCTCTATGAGGGCAAATGATTTACCTGCCTTTGATGGTCCAGCGATTAGCATTTTGTGGCCTTGCCTTAGCACTCCATGAATTAACTCAGGCGCAAGCTCAGGCATATCATCCCAACAGCCCTCTAGTCCTTCTGGATCAGGCAAGTCGTCGTTTAAGTCCTCGATGTATTTGTACCAATCCTCGTAGCTGTCTTTTCCGATGTTTGTATCTATGAGAAACTGCTTTCGACCTTTGCGCATTACTCCAGGCATTCTAGATAGCCTCGAAGGGTTTCTATTTTGTGCGTCTATGTCTAGTCCATTTTTCTTGCAAATAGAGTAAATGTAATTAACTCTCTTGCGGTACTCTTCATAGCTATTAGCGTCTACTTTGACGATTGCGTGTATGGATTTCCCACCAGACGATACAAGGCAAGCTACAGGAAGTTCTAGCTCTCTAATAATTGCATTTTGCTTTTCTAGTTCCATGCTGTCAGACTCTACTAGAGTGTATCTGTAATCTGTCACATTCTCGTTTTTAACGCCCTTGCCATCGAGTGGGTTGAATCTTATCCATGCGCCAGCTTTCTCTTTGTAATCGCCGATTACAGCGCCTATGTCACCGTTGCATTTAGATAATGCCTCGATGAGCTGTCCTGCTGTTCGGTCATATGAGCCTTTGCCTGGCATGCACTTGTCGTCTTTTTCCCAAACCTCTGTGACATACCCAACGTTTTCAGTGCTTTCAAAGAGCGTTTCAATATAAGTAATAAGTTCCTTGACCGGCTCCCATCTTTCGTCGTCCGGCTCCCTTATTTCCTTAGCTTCAAGCCAAGCTTCATCGATAATTTTGTAATCTTTTCCAATCTCGTCATCCCAATTCAGCTCGTGTGACGTTTTCTCCGGAGGAGTCCAGCCTTGCTCTATAGCAAGCTGAAATATTGTTCCTCCGGTCACAGGATTTCCATTTCCTGCAAATCCATCCCATTTCTTAAAGCATTCCCCTTGATGGTACCTTTTGCTGTCCTGTGCACTCCATGAATCCCAATCAGATGCTGTATAGCCTTCCTGCTTAAGCGCCATGCCTACGTTCACCCATTCTTGATAGTTCAAGAGCGATGGATTGATATGTTGTAATAATTCAAGATGGTTTCTTTGCATCTTTAATTCTCCTTATGATGGTCTATACTCTGCAGGATTAATGCCTTTAGGCACTCTCCATCCATTTACAGCGATTCTATCAATTAGATTCTTTGCATCCTGGAATTGCCACATGCCGACATGCTTAAATCCCTTTATTTCGAGGCATCTAATCTGCCTAGGTGTTGTAAGCCCTTCGTCTCTGCGTTTGCTTAGCCTATCTAAAACCATCGACGCTTTGCCAGCGTTGTCGATTGTGTCAGGGGATATTCCGTACTTTTCAAGTGCTTTAATCTGCTTGTCAGATGGTGGAGCCATTTCCCAACCAAACGAAGGGATGTATGTTGACAAATCCTCTGCTTGTATGCTCATTTCAAACTGTAACGGATCTACAAGCTTGCGCTTGCGTCTTCTCATTTCCTCTAGCTGTTTAGCAAGAGCCTCTTCTCTTTGAGCCACTACATCCGATGCAGCCTTTTCCTCTGCTTCTTCTATATCTATCGCTGTACCTGCAGCAATCTCCATATTTTCGGTCATCTTCTTAGCAACTTCCTCATTTTCACAAATGAGGCTTGCTGGATGGCAAAGCTCGTGTCTTTCTGTGTGCCATAGAAAATCCAGTAATAGTAAGTCCTCTTTTCCCGGATATAGCCTGGTTCCCCTTCCGACCATCTGCGAGTAAAGTGATCTCACTTTCGTTGGCCTTAGGACGACAATGCAGTCGACAGATGGCTCATCCCATCCCTCTGTCAATAGCATCGAGTTGCATAGCACGTTGTATTTTCCCTTGCTGAAATCGTCCAAGATTTCTGCTCTGTCTTTACTATCTCCATTAACCTCTGCTGCCTTAAATCCCTTTTCGTTTAGAATGTCTCTAAACTTTTGCGAAGTCTTTACTAGAGGTAGAAATACTACGGTCTTTTTATCTGCGCAGTACTTAAGCATTTCGTCTGCAATCTGCTCCAGATAAGGATCTAGCGCTGTACCCACCTCGCTTGCTTTAAAGTCGCCTGATTGCATTGATACTGCACTCAAGTCTAGCTCAAGCGGAATTGTTAAAGCCTTAATTGGACTTAGGTATCCGTTTTTGATTGCCTTTGTAAGAGTGTACTCATATGCTAGGCTCTCAAAGTATGATCCTAGATTGCGCATGTCTCCGCGATCTGGCGTTGCTGTAACCCCTAGCACGTTTGCATTGCTAAAGTGTTCTAGCACTCTTTGATAGCTGTCTGAGATGCAGTGATGAGCCTCATCCACGACGATGGTGTCAAAATAGTCTTTGTCAAACTGCGCAAGGCGCTTAGGTCTTTGCAAAGTTTGTACAGACCCAACTACCACTCTAAACCAGCTATTAAGGCAGCTTTGTTCCGCCTTTTCTGTAGCTGTAAAAATACCTGTTGCTTTTGCAAGCTTGTCTGATGCCTGGTCAAGTAACTCGGAGCGGTGTGCTAAAATTAGCACACGCTCCCCAAGTTTTACTCTGTCTTCGACGACCTTTGAAAAGACTATCGTTTTTCCGCACCCTGTTGGTAATACCAGGAGTGTTTTTTTGACTCCCTTCTCCCATTCGTTTGCTATAGCTATTCTTGCTTCCTCTTGATAATCTCTTAACTTCATTTTGGCTCCTTAGAATGGAAAATTTTCCGCATTAAATCCCGTCTGTGAAAATCCTGGGACATCCTTGTTGAGCACCTTTGTAAGGTCAACATCTTCTGCGTAGATCATGCGCTTAACCTCGTTGTACTTGTTGCCGTTGTACTCGCGCTGTCCAAGCTTGCAAACACCTTCCTTGCCTGCAACTTCGTTCCAGTTCATCTTGAGTGGTTCGCCTTTCTTTTTTAGGCCGATGGAACCAAAGAACGCTGATAACATCCCCTCTGTCGAGCTGTGTAAAAATAGATTGTGCTTAAGCTTAACGTCTCCCTCTGCGGTCTTTACGATGATGTTAACGATAGCTTTGTTGCATGCTGGAAGCTTTCCGCCAGGTTGTGGCTGATGTCTGCCTCTCTCATAGCTTTCAACGATAAACCTGTAGTCGCCTTCAGGCAGTAGTAAAAACTCTCCACTATCCTGGGTAATTTCATCATTCCAATCAAACTCTCTGTCAAAATTCATGTTGCTCATTTTTTAATATTCCTTTCATTACTTGTTTGTTCTTGCGTTAACTATATCTTTAAGTGCTGAGCTCCAGTTGGCTATCAGCACGTTCCAGTAATCTTGTGGTACATTGCCAAAAGGCATGTCCTTAGGGAAGTGTCCCACCTTCTGCCAAAAGCCTCTCAATTCGTCTTCTGTGACCTCGCTGATAGACATTAGGTCTTGTACCGAGATAGGTATCGCGTCATCATACTTCTTAGCATAGATAGGATCCTCCGGACGCATTTCCTGTTGTTCTTTTACTGGCTCAGCAGTAGCCTCTGCCTTCGGCTCTGTTTTGACAGGCTCAGTTTTGACATCAAAGATATGAGCAATGCTCTCGTATTTCATAGGCAATTCAAACGGTAATCCGTGCCTATTCTTTGCGTCCCATGCTGGGTGATGTGCTGTATACATCACTCGTTCACCACCTTGAGCTTTGTGCTTTGTCCCTTTGTCATCTACAGCAAATACTTGCGTTTTGTAGTTGCAGAAAAGTACTATGTCGGCCCACTCTTTTACAAGCGCAGCAGTCTTTCCTGTGGTCTTATTGCCAAGCTTGAGTTCGTATCTGTCATACGCTCCCATTTCGTCCGGCTGTTCGAACTTCCTTATAATCGCGTGCGCTGTTAAGATTACATTTACGCCCTTTTCGACGATGCCTGATAGCTTGTTTAAGAACCTGCCTATTTCTTGCTCTAGCTTTATAAATCCCTCGCCATAGCCAAATCCGGTGATGTCCTTCTTGTCGTGCGCCATACAGATGTCTTCGATTACCATCTTCTCTACCCAGTCCACTGTGTCAATCACTAGCGTCTTGCACACTGTAGGATTGGCTGTGATGAATGATAGCTGATTCTTTAGCATTGTGTAGCTTGTTGGCTTATCCAGCCTCGCAACATCCATGTTGCTTGTCGAGCCCTCTATGTCGATAAATACTGGGTCAGGGAATCGCGAGGCAAGAGTAGACTTGCCTATTCCCTCAACTCCGTATATGACGACCTTTTGAGCTTTTGCGATTTTTCCTTTAGTGATATTCATATAGCCTCCTAAAATTTCCATTCAGCTTTCGATGGTTCTTCGATAGCTGGTGTGTTTATTTCCTCTGCTTCAGCGCCCTTTACGTAGCCATCTTCGATGATGATACTGCACTCTTCGCCAGTGCTTACTCTAGTAGCGATAGCCTGTAAACCTTCTGCTTCGAGCCAGTCTCCAAACTCTTTTAGTGACTCCTGGTCCATCTGCTCAAGCTTGTCAAGTAGCACAAATCCACAATTAGAGTTCAGCTTGCGCACTATTGCGGTAGCGACTTTGAGCTGGTCAGAGCCACTCATGTTATCCCACTTAAATCCGTTGTATATGAGCTCGCCATCTTCAACAGATAGCCCCTTTAGTGGTAGGTCTGCGTTGTCTAGCAGTGCTGCCTTGCGTTTCCTAACGTCTGTGAGCGCTTCTGTGAGCTCCTCGTACTCGGCTCTGTAACCTCTTGCGTCTTCCTCGGCTTTGTCTTTGTCAAGATTAGCTCTAACCTTTCGGTTGATTTCATCAATCTCTGTTATGCTCTTTTCAAGCTCTGCAGTTGATTCGTCTACAAGGTTTTCAACGGACTTATTTGCTGTGACTAAATCCTGTATTGTGTTAGCAAGTTTAGTCTCGGCTTCGGATAGCTCAAGCTTCAGCCTTTCAACATTCCTGGTAGCCTCTTCGTGTAGTCGCTGTATTTTTACAAGATTTTCGCGTTTTCTTTGGTTCTCGCCATTTCTTGCAAGGATTTCCTGCTGCTCTTTGATTAGGTCTGATGCAGAGACTAAATCCTTTGGAGCATCCGGATAATATTCCTGCTCTTTGGCAAACTTCTCCTTCTGGTCTGCAATCTGACCGATTGCATGTCTGCGGTTGTAAGTGTCTTGCTCTTCCTTTTCGAGGAGCACGAGCTGCTCTCCTACTCCGATGATCTGTAGCAATGTGCTTGCCTTTTCTCTGCTTGACTGCTGCATAAACTTTGGCAAGTTGAGTGCAAGTTCATCTATGAAGCTGTCTAGTAGATTCTGCCCTGCTTTGTTTCCATCTGGATCAATAACCTTTAGATCTGAGTTCTTGCCCTTGCGTTCGACGATAAGGCCATTACTCATGACGATATGCAAGTTAGGTGGAATCGCTGACCCTTCGCGCTGTGCCTGGCTAGGCTTAAACTTGTTGCCTCCAAGAGCCCATGCGATACTATCAAGCACACTGGTCTTGCCCTGTCCGTTGTTTCCGCCAATGATTGTGAGACCGTTTGCCGTCGGCTCCATCTTTACTGCCTTTACTCGCTTTACGTTCTCAATTTCTAGCTTGTTGATTTTGATTGTCATTTTCTTCTCCTTTTGATATAATTAAATTGTTGATTTTGATTGGCGCTCCCCGGAGCGTCTTTCATATTTTTTGCGATACAGTCCAAAGCGTTCTTGTCCATTATTTGCTCAATATCCTTTCTGCGTATGCTTTGCCGTCCTCAGTATTGCCACTGTTGTAAACTGACAGTGCGTCCTCGTAGTTTCCGTACTTATCGTATAGGTCTGACAGGATGCTACATCCTAGAATCACGTTCTCTTGTGGGTCGAATAGACTCACGATTCCTAGTTCTTCCATTCGCTTTTTGTGGTGCTTTGGTTGTATCTGCATTAAGCCGATTGATTCTCCACCGTCGCCTACCGCGTTAGGGTTGCCTCCTGACTCCTCTTTGATGATTGCTTTGACGATGTTAGGGTCCACGCCACTCCTAACGGCTATGTCGTCAATCATTTCGTTGCTAATGCCCTGAACATCAATCTGTATGTTGCTAACGACTTTGTATTCCGTCTTCTGATACACCTGAGGTGTGTCTATTGCCGTTGCTATACCGTTAAGCGTAAGCACTGCCGATATAAATAGCGTCGGTGGTATGATTGATTTAATCTTCATAGCGCTCTCCTTTCTAACATCTTGTATGACTTGTTGATACTGTTGATGTCTAGTCCTGCCATGTCATATAAGACGTCTTTATTTAAATAGTTGTCATGCTCGCAGTACATCTTGATTTCTCGCCTTGCCATTTCATCGCGAGTCATCTTTACAATCTTCGCTGCAGTAGACCCTGCACATCCGAATAATTTTTTCACATCGCTAGACGTGAAGTATGTTAGCGAATGATACATCTCAAATGCTGTCTTTACATCTGGCCGCACATTTGGAAATCTCATCTCGTAGCTCCTTTCTGTTGTTTTTTCTTAATCTCCTTCACACTGTATGGTGATACGAAGTAGCCAATAGATTGCCTTCAAAATCCCAGTATTGAACT